GAAAGTGTAGGATATGTTTCTTTGTGTCACTGTTGTTGTTACACATTGACGTTAAGTGCAAGAATTGGGAGAGGGCACCACGCAAGACACGCACACTCACCCTCTCAACTTGATTCATAGTCAACCCGGCCAATGCTATCATCAATGTTAACATTGATGATCTCGACAGTTTACCACTTAGAGAGTTGTGAGAGAAAGTAGCGAGTAGTGTGACGTATGTAGTGTGTTGCGCAAAATAGCGTAAGAGAATAGTGTGGTGTGTAGCGAAGAAAGTAGTATAATGCGTAAGAGTATAGTGCGAGCGGATGAAGAGTGTCGTGTAATGTGTAAGAGAATTCGACAAGGAGTGTTGCCGCGATTTTAAAGGCAGGGTTGCGTGAGAGTGATTTTAAGCTTTTTTGATCTGCGACGGCAGGAAGTGAAAAATCAAGTTTTTTAGTGTGCGTGGAGCGTTAGAACAATAGCGGTTGAAGTGATAACTGTTATTACGCTTGTATTCTTCTCAGCGTGAACGACTTTGTCAATCACGCTGAGAGTATTGAATTAAGAGTATTAACGGGGTTGACGATTGTGACTGATGACGTTAGCAAGATTGCGCGCGCCGATTTTCGAATTCGCGTCCTCGGTGGTGGGAGCGTTATGTTGTAGTCTGGGGTATATCCCCCGGGGTTTTCATTAACGGGAGTCGTTCCTTGAATTTCCCCCCGGAAAATATAGTACCGGAAAATATAGTACCGGAAAATATGAGCGGAGAGATTAAAGATGAAAATAATGTTGTCCGAAAAGTTCTTAAATAAATTAGCGAAAGAAAAAATAAACGAAGACGCCGCAATTGTAGAAGCGATTAAGTATTATATAGAGTTTACGCATCTGCCAGATTCATGGTTTAAAGATTACGGCGACGTAGACGATAAAACACGATTAAAGTATTTCACAGATACACTTTTTAAAAATTTCACTACAAAAGAGATACATAAGTTTCATAAAGACTTATTTCTATGCTTCGTAAAGTATGGCATAAAGGATGACGAATCTTTATATCTTTACATTAAGATATTTTTAAACTTAGATATACCACGCCAAAATACGTGCAAGCTGTTTAATCCAAAGTTTGATGAATTAGATTATCCGCATGTTGCACCATTTGAGTATATTTCTGACATGTTCTTCGAAAGGGTACGTAATTCAATCGCGTTTGCTAACCGCACTGGCGGCAAAACCACCAATGTTGCTATTTTAAACCATTTAGATATGTTATTTAAAAACGAGTGTGAAGTAGCAAGTGCCGGAAGCACTTTAGATCAAGCTGCAAAGGTATATCGTTACTTTACAACATTTCACAAAAATCCTATGCTTAATAATTTGTATAAAAAACCTCCGACCCGATCGATGACGTTTTATGATAACGGTAGTATGATAGAAGTTGTAACAGGTAGCGTCAAGGGCTTGAATTCTCCACACCCACAAAAAGCCCGTATTGACGAAGTAGAACTAATGGAATGGGACACACTACAGGAAGGTCTTTCAATGTCAGTTTCTAAGGATAATGAAAACATAGAGATTATGGCACAAAATACGTTTTTGAGTACGCGTAAATACGACACCGGTACTTTTAATAGATTATTAGCAGAAGCAGAAAAGAGTAATATGAAGATTTACGCTTGGTGTATTTATGAGATTTTGGAGAAATGTCTTCGAGAATGTAAAAGCGATAAAAAATACGGTGACTGCAGAATTTATGATAAATGTAAAGGCATGGCACACCATTGCTGCGGATATTATAAAATTGGCGACTATATTGATAAAGCATGTACATTGGCTTTAGAAACATTAGAGACTCAGTGGTTGAACTTACGCCCGTCTAGAGACGTTTTGGTTTATGGCAATTACGAAAAGGATTTGGTTTTTAAACCTGCCGGCTTTGAACCACCGTCAGATAACGTTATGGTAATGTCGGCTATTGATTTTGGGTCTAGCCCAGGACACCCGTTTGTATATTTAAAAGCTTTAGTTGATTATTCTAATCTTATCGAAGTGTTTGAAGAAACCGAGCAAGGAAAAGAAATTATTTTTAAACTTAAATTCTATATTTTTTATGAATACCGTAGTGGATCAGAAACAACGGCCTATCATGCAGAAGCTATAAAACGAAGTCCGAAATATTCACGAAATGAGTTAATATTTGCAGACCCGTCTGCAAAACAGGCACGTATTGATCTTTTTAAACTTTATAATGTAGATACGTTTGCTGCAATAAACGCCGTAGAAGAAGGAATAGATTTAGTTCGTACTCATTTTGACGTAAAAATAGATTATGCGCAAGGTGGCAAAAAAGTAGTTGATATTTATTTTGTAGAAGGCTACTATTTTTCTGAAGACGAGAATTTAATTCCAACCGATAAAGAATTTGATATTTATAAATATTCTAAGCAATTGGACGGAAAGGTTGCTAGAAGAATTCCTTTAAAGATTAATGATCATGGGCCAGACTGTGTTAGGTATCTAGTGCAGACGGCGTATGCTATACTTCCCGACCTTGTGATTTCGACAGAAGAAATAATTGAGTCTGAAGGCTATTGGTTTAGTAGGTAATTATTTAGAATTGATTATATTTGATATAATTGGCACGATCGTGCCAACCGCCAAAACCTAATAGGAGGTTAAAATGCTTTTTGAAAAATATAGAACAAATAAAAAGTTAGAAATAGCTAGAATGAATTTAGATTTGACTCAAATAAATGCCGCTGACAAATTTATTAGCGAAGCAAACAGAATTGTACGTCCTGACGCAGATGATGCAAAATGGTTTAAAACCGGAGAAGTTACTTCTTCTAGCGATGACGCTCCGAGCTTTCTTAATTATGATCACTATCAGATGCTTGAAGAGGTTTTTAAGAAATATCACACAAATCTTTTCGCTAGAGCTATAGTTCGTAATCTCAGCAAGTTTATACTCGGCAAAGGACCGACTATAAAAGCTAGAAGTGATAATAAAAAAGTTCAGGATTATTGGAATCTTTTTGTTAAAAACAATAAATGGTCTTTAAGAGAAAAAGAGTTGGTCATTAGAGCCTTTCGTGATGGCGAAGTGCTTTTAAGAAAATTCGTAAACACCACTTCTGGTGATACATCAATTCGTTTTTTAAAAGCCAACAGTATACGCAATCCTTCAAAAGATACAGATAAGAAAAAATCAGAAAATGTAACGTTTGGAATAGGCACTAATCCAGAAGACATTGAAGACATTAAGACTTATTACCAATGCAACGCCGATGGTTCTCTGGTGAAGGCCATTGATGCTTCAGAGGTTATACATATAAAAATATTGGCTGATTCTGATATGAAACGTGGTGTGAGTTTTATGCTTTCTGCTTTACCAATGATACAGAAATATTTATCATGGTTAGATGACAGAATAGTATTGAATCAAATTAGATCTGCAATAGCGTTAGTTAGAACTGTCAAAGGAACTTCTGGCACTGTTGGTTCTATTAGAGACGCACAAATATCAGAGGTTCAAGATTCTGATACAAATAAACAAAAAGCATTTAAAAGAGGCACAGTATTAACAGCAAGCAGAGGCATAGAATATAGTATGCTGTCGCCGAATATTCAAGCTAGCGATGTTAAAGATGACGGTAGAGCAATGTTGTTGGCTGTGTGCGCAGGAATGGGAATGCCAGAAATGTTTTTGACAGCTGATTTTTCTAATGCTAACTACTCGAGTTCAATGGTGGCGCAAAATCCGTTTGTTAGAGAGATTGAAGATTGGCAAGATTTTTTTACGTATTATTATAAAGTATTATTTTCTGACGTTATTAATGTTTATATAGAACATGGCGATTTGCCAAATAACACAAATGTTGATTGTGAAATTGAGTGGCCACCTTTAATTCTCGCAGATATTTTGAAGAACAATCAAGCTAGAGAAGTACAGCATAGAAACAAAATTCTTTCTAAAACTACATGGCAAAAGAAAGAAGCTTTAGATCCAGATATAGAAAAGAAAAACATGGAAGAAGAGCAAGAAATGGACATCTATAAAACTCCCTTCAATATGCCGACGTCACCAACAAATCAATTTGGTTCAGAATTTGAAGATGATTACGAAGATGAAGAATAATGTTATTGGCGTATAAAGAAATATTTGAAGCTCCAACTGTACCGGTTATTGGAGTAAACGAAGAACTTAGAAATTTTCTTCTTCGCAGAAGTCATTATATTCAACGCTTTGAAAATGGAACCATCAACGATTTAGTAGCGCCTTACAATCAAGCTAAACAAAGTTTAATGAGTAGTATTAGTAGATTAGAGGATTATGGATCTGGCTATACTAAGCAATATCGTTTAGATAGGTTGAATGTTCAACTCAACGAAATAGATCATATTCTTCGTAATGCTACTGTAGATTCTGTTAATAATTTAACATATAATTTAGAGCAGTTTTCAATGGTTGAGGCAGACTTTTATCATTCGCTTTTAGGAAATACCTTCAACAATATCGGAGTAAATATAACAAGAATTCCTTATGAGCAAGTAAGTGAGATAGTAAGAACGCCGTTGGGCGGAGCCACTTATTCTGACAGAATGCTTCTTAGATATCAAGAGAGTGTTTTCTTGATGAAGAATGAATTGACTCAGTCTGTCATATTAGGTGAAAATATGGCTAAGGCTTCAAGACGGTTAGTTGGTGTTGGTGTTGATGTTGGTGGTGAATTAGGAAAACGCATAAAAAATCAATCTGAAGTTATTGCTCGTACTGAAATTATGAGAGTATCAAATGGTGTAAGCAGAAGAATTTATGAAGAGAACAAAGATATATTGAAAGGCGTACAATATCTTGCTACGTTGGACGACAGAACATGTCCTGTGTGCGGCGTTAATGATGGAAAAATATTTTATTTTGATAAAAATCCTGTAACATCTGGTGAACAACCCCCCTTGCATCCTCGTTGCCGCTGTGTTCTAATTCCCATAACAAAAACCTGGAAAGAGTTAGGCGCAGAAAAACAAGAACCTCCTGAGGGCGGAAGACCTTTTGTATACAAAGGAACTCCACCTCATAATCTTAGCTCACGAATGCTTCAATTTCAAGGAAATCCAAACAAATGGGCCGGTGATGTTCCAGCATCTTTGAATTATGAACAATGGCTTAGAACAATGAATGTTGAAGATTCTACATTTGTTAAAAACATTCTTGGACCAAATAGATATAGATATTGGAGTGAAGGAAGATTAACACTGAAACAAATGGTTTCAGATAATAGGGTGTTGACATTGGACGAATTGGCTACATTACCTACTCGCCCAACCACTCCTGGAGTTGGAGTAGCAGTGAAGAAGGGTGTAATTTTAGATCAAGATAAGCAGAAAGCATTAGATTTAATCGAAGACTTGATTTTGTCTGGTGGGAAACCAAACAAAAAAACTATATTAGCTTTTACAGAGCAGTCGGCGCAGTGGTTGGATGAAACAGTGTTGATGGCCGAACAAAAATTATACAGAGGTATTAGTTTGCTTGAATCTCGTTTAACACCTGCTCAAATAAATATTGTAAATAATCTAAAAGCAGGTGATGATTTGCCAGAATTTCTTTTTAAACAACATGTAAATGCTGCTTCTTATACTAAAAAACAAGGACTTGCCAAAAGTTATGCTCAAGGCAAAATGCAGATTTTGGTTGAAGCTGATGTCCCCAAGAATAAAATTTTAGCTGACTTGGAAAACTTACCTAACTTAATAAAAAAACATAAGTTGAAACAAAGTGTATTTGATATTGATGATTTAAAATATATGAAGCGAGACAAAGAGGTTTTTGTTTTAGAACCAATTAAAGCAAGAATTTTATCTATAAGCGGTAAAAAGTTAACTCCAGCTCATATTGATGTTGGTAAAGATATTCCCACCGCTAAAAAAATTATATTGAAAAAACCTACTCCTATAGAAGCAAAAATTACCGTAGCACCAAAGCCTAAAACGTACTTTCACCAACAATGGGCATTGGAAGATAAAATCAATGCTATTACTATGGATGATTTTGTGATGGCGGTGAGAGCTAAGAAATGGGATGAAGTTGCAAAGCATATGGATGATATACTCTCCAAACAGGAGCTTGGGGTAGTTCAGCACAATCTTAATGAACTTAATGTGATGAGGTATATGTTTGATCAGGGCATGACTGCAAAGCAAGCCAGAACATTACTTGGAGATTACATGCCAATCTCGAGAGCAAAATTGTATAAAGGTGGATCACCAGTTAAACCAATTCCAAAAGGCACAAAGGCTAGGTTTACTCAAGCTCAGCAGAAAGTAGTAGATGAAAAGCAGTATATCATTACTCAGCAAGACAGGGATATAGCAGAGTTTTGGGAGAAAGACATAGCGCGTAGGCTTGAAGCAGAGCATATTACTGGCAATAGACCTTATGACTTTTTTATCAATAATGAATTTATAGAGCATAAAACAGTATTGAGAAATACTTCTGGCCTTCAGCATCAACTTGATGTAGATCCAGTTGCTATAACCAGAAAGCTTAATTTTAAGAATACATACAAGGTACGCCAGCATCAAACTGCCATAGATATGACCCCTGACTCTGATACCTTTGGCAATGTGTTCTATAGAGGTGAAATAGGTAAGTGGCGACTTAAAAGCATGGAGAATTTGGGGCATATAGATGATCCTGCGACCATTGTTAAACTGAAGGCAAGGATTATGCAAGGAGCCAAGAAGTTTGATCAACCACCAGTGGCAAAGGCAAATGTGCCAATAGCTAAAAGTCTTAAGCAAGCTGAAAATTGGGCAGTAAAGAATCTTGATGTGAACATGGCTGACTATGATGAAATGGATACTTCAGTAGCTAATTTGTTTAATCAGTATTTGAAAGGAGTGGCTGATGAATACAAGATAAAGCCCAGCGCCATTAGAGTAGATGCAACAATGTTTATTGGAAAGAATAAAAATTTAGCTGGTTTGGCTTTTGAAGACGGCACAATTGCATTCAATCCTAAATATTTCAAATCTATGGATGATTTGGTAACATTGGTAAAAGAACAACATAATATAAATTGGTTTATGACAGATAGTAGGGGCCATATATTTAGACATGAACTTGCACATCAAAAATACTTTAGGCTTGGTGGCACAGAATCAATGGCTAATACTAAGTTGTCGAAGAAAACTATTTCTGAATTAAAAAAAGGAATAGGCGATACAGATCTACATAAATTTGTAAGCAAATATAGCTTGAAGAGCGAAGGTGAATTTTACGCAGAACAAATGGCTCGTCAAATGAATGGTGTGTTTATTCATCCTGTTGCTAAAAAAGTAATGAATGATATTGAGAGAAGAGTTAAGAGAGCTAATTTACATAGTAGAGTTAAAATAAAACCAAAAGGTGTTGGAGCAAAAATAGAAAACATAGATGAGTTTGGGTTTAAAGTTGGAACTGGTAAATCAAAGGTTGTACAATTTGTTGTGAACTCTGGTGATGAAGGCGTTTCTATCAAAAACATACAAGATTTGAAATGGAATACAAAAGGTACCACGTATAAAAAGACTTTAGATCAACTTAAAGATAGGGGAATTTTTGTCGAAAAAGATGGTAAATGGTATTTGAAATCGAAGAAAATTATTGCGCCTAAAGAGCCAATTGTTACTATTGTTCCTAAAAAGCCAACGGTTTCTAAAGCTCCTGAAACACCGAAAGCAAAGGCAATTGTTAAATCCGTAGATAAAATTACTGAGATTGATGATATTAAGTCTTTTAGTAAATGGGCAAGTGATAATATAGATGACGTTAAATTAACTAAAAAACAATATCATGAGTTAAATTGGTACAAAGAGTATGGTCATGATGCTACTAATAAAGCATTAAGGACCGGTGTATTAAAATTTAAAGATGTTAGTGGTGACACTTTATTTAATTTTGATTATACGGAAAGAATTAAACTTTTAGACCAGGTATTAAATAAAGTTAAAGGGATAAAAGCTCCGATTAAAGTATTTAGAGCTTTGGCAAAACCTATAGCAAAAAAATATTTTATTGGTGAAGAAATAGTTGATATGTCTTATATGTCAACAACTGCTATTAAAAGTGTAACAAAAAGTTTTGTGAAAAAAAGAGATCTTTTATCTGGATGGGAAAAAATCATTTATGAAATAGATTTGCCAAAAGGGCAAAAGGCATTTCCAATTATATCTAAAGGAGAGGCTGAATTACTTTTACCAAGAGGGATGAAATTTATAGTTAAAGATATTAAGAATAAAGGTAAGCATATAATATTAGGTGTAAAAGGATAAATAATGATACCAATATTACAATGTGGTAAGTGTAAGTTTAATAAAACATTTAAATGGGAAGTATCAGTAGAAGTAGAAGGACCTGGTAAGATTATTTGCAGCCAATATCCTGATGGTATTCCTAGTTATGTTGAAGAAGCTACCGATGATTGCCCAGAATTTGAGGAAAAATAATGATCTATATTGCAGATGAAACAAAACATGTTGGTGATTTTGGTAGTACTGCAACTATAAAGTTCTTTGAAGAAGTCGCAGATAATCTTGATTTAGAGTATTTGACGGAGTTTCTTACAAATGGTTTTACTATTAATATTAGAGAAACAATAAACGATATAGAATCTGTGGTTTGGCCGGAAGAAGATGGGTTTGCAGAAATCGCGTCAATGGTAATAACCGCACTGATGAAGTGTAAAAACATTGCTTTTTTGGAATAAAATAGCTAAAATTTTTTAGAACTCGTTAAAAAATATATAATCTCTATTGAAATGCCTAAAAAATTAGAAGACTGTATAAAAAAGGTAATGGCGCAAGGTACACCTAGAGAACAGGCGATACCTATCTGTGTCAAAGCCACTGGGCTTAAAATGAACGATGAGGAGGTGCAGAAGCTTATTAACAAAAGTACTACTAAAACTGAGGATCATTATGTGAAGAGCGGAGTAGGTAATTTTTGGCGTAACAATTAACAAGGAGTAATGCTAATGAAAATAAAACTTGTTCATCAGTATAGGGATGTTATCGAATCGGATGATAAGTTCTTCAGTGAAGTTAGTGAACAGAATATTAGCGAGGAGACTCATACGATAGGTAATGTTTGTGTGTTTGGGACCCGTCACTCAAAGAATGGCTATGAGTATCAAGATATGGCCATTGATAGCCTCACCAAGATGACTCAAGGAGCTCATTTCTTCATTAACCATCCGTCGAAATCTGAGGCGAAAGAACGTGATGGGGTCCGGGACATTCGTGATTGGGGTGGTGTATTCTCCAATCCTCATAGGGAAGGGGAGAAAGTGATGGCAGACTTGTCAGTTCGATCAGTTTTTTGGCCCTTAGTGAAAGATGTAGCAACTATGAGACCTGCAGGAGTAGGTAATTCAATTAATTCAAGGGTGAAAATCTTTAAAGACGATAAGGGCAAAGAGCATGTTGTTGATATTGATTCACTTAAGAGTATTGACCTTGTTGCATCTGCAGCCACTACGCAGAATTTATTTGAGAGTGCGAGTGAGAAAATAGTAGATGATAGGGAAGATTGGGTTAATAGTTGGGTAGGATATGTAGAAGGTTATTATGATACTAATACTATTAAAGCTATGATAGTACATGATCTGTTTGAGGGGATGCTTATTGACAAAATTAAAGAGAAGGAGATGACAAGGGCAGTGAGCAAACTCAATTGGCAAGCTTCGGATATTATAGAGGAACTTCTAAGGGATGGTAAGAAGAAGTTTGCTGATAAGAAGAAAGAAATTGGCGCGGTATTGGATGATCTCGAATCTGAGATCGGTAAACTTTTGTCAGGGGAGAAAAAGCCTGGTAAAAATGATGATTCATTAATGTTACATAACAAGGAGGAAAAAGAAGATATGGAATGGAAAGATATTAACATTGAGGACTTGAGGAAAAATCGGTCCGACCTGGTAGATGCTATTGTTGGTGATATTGCGGACGCTGAGAAGTTTAAAAAGATGGAAAGTGACCTTGCAAAACTTGGTACTAAGGTTGAAGAACTCGGCAAGATAAATGAGGAGCTTACCAAAGCCAGTGAAGGTTTGACTAAGGAGAATGAAGACCTCAAGAAAAAACTTGACGAGTACGAGACTAAAGATAAGGCCACTAAGAAGGAAGCCTTAATTAAGGAGAAGTTGTCTCAGGCTAAACTTCCTACTGAAGCTATCACTGACATCTTCATGAAAGACCTCATGGCAAAGAATGAGGGGGAGATTGACGAGTCTATCAAAGATCGTATGGAGCTATGGAAGCAGTCAAGTGGTAAAGTCACTAACTCTGGCGACGAAAGGAACTTAGGCGATAAAACTGAGACCAAAGAGAAGATGGAAGCTGCAAGTGACAAATTCAAAAACACTATTGGAAAGAAATAATGGTGTTATTTAAAATATTGTAAAGTAAGGAGGAAAAGGAAGATATGGCAAAAGTAAATAGACACCTTCGTGGGGATACCAACGAAGTAGAATGCGCTGTGCATGGGCATAATGTAGTTGAGAAAGGGGACTTGGTTTGGACGTATAAAATATCTACGTTTGGTTGTAAGACAGCTTCCCCTGGTGGGAATGCACAAACAGCAGATTGGTATACGCAATCGATGAGTGACAATGCTGGTGTTACTGCAGTTTATTATGATGCACAGTTTGCCGGTATTGCGATGAAAGGGAGTATTGCTGGGACTACTGAAAATATCCCAGTTGCCACTACTGGAATATTCAGGTTCCCGTTAAAGGCGACTACTGGTGTAACTATTGGACAGCTTGTGTGTGGGGCTACTTCTGCTGCTGCAGTGAATTCAAACCAGATAGTAGTTAGTAAAACCGCTGCAGAGCTTACAGATGAGTACTTCTGTATTCTTGGGTACTGTGTAAAGACAGAAGCTGGCGCCACTAATGTTGACTTGAACCTTATTACAAGGTTTAGTGGAGTCTCATACGCGACCATGAAAGCGTATTAAGATTTTGATGTTACGAATGTGGATTACGATAGAAAATTATATAGTCAAGGCTGGGGACAAGGTGACCAATGTGAAGTTGATGTGCATGGGGGTACTACGATTTGCAAGGGCGACCTCCTATTCCTTGATCGGGTTGATGGGTTGCGTAGTAGAGGGACCTCTTCGAAGGATTACTACGCATACCCATTGTCTAATGTATCAGGGACGACCTTATCACTTGTGAGTAATATGACCCTTGCGTCCAGGAACTTTCTTGGGGTCGCTGCGTGGCATTCAGATGGTGGGGTAACGGAGAAGATAGCCGTTCACACAAACGGTTTGTTTAAGTACCCGTTGAAAAATTCAAGACGTTTGAAGTCAGGGGCGACAGTTGTTCCCGCGGGTTCTGGGGTTACCCTCTACTCACAAAAGGTATCTGTGTCAAGATCTGGCGCGAGTGGTTACATAGGTTATGTTGGTACTAGTGGTACTTTTAAAAATTCGGTTGAAATGAATATTTTTACTTTGTTTGGTGGTAATACTGATTTGTAGATGTAAAAGTCTGAATCTCATGTTGAATCTGAATCTCGAACTCGAATACTTATTCTGAATCTGAATCTGTTTACTGATATGGAAGTAGAATGTAGAGCAGTAAAAAAATAAAAATATTTAGGAGGAAATTACATATGGCAGTTCGTGAAAAGTTGAGAACAGCTCTTAGAGATATGCACGAAAGTCTTGGTGATACTGGGACTGTAGTTGCTATCAGTAAGATGCTGGAAAGTGGTGAGTTGGTTCCTAATGACTTCTCACTTAAGGAAATTTGGGAAGCGTTTGAGAGGAATAGCGACGGGTCGGTTAGGAGTGTTAGTGAAGCAGTTTCCTCGGACATGTTCCCCAAAATTACTGGCGAGTTAATTAGTTCTACTTTAATCAAGGCGTATGATGCAGTTAATACTATCGGTCAGTTGCTTACTACTACAGTTCCATCTAACCTGGAAATTGATACTATAGCAGGTTTTACTGGTAGCGAGAATCCTGAGGCGGTACAACAAGGTGCTCCGTATAACGATAGTGACATCCAGGAAAAGTACGTAACTATCCCTCACCAGAAGTATGGCCGCATTATCTCAATTACTGAAGAGATGATTTATTTTGATAGAACTGGCCAGATCATTGTAAGGGCTAACAGGATAGGGATGAAGGCTGCACAATACAAAGAGAAGTTGATCGTTGAGGGTGTGCAGGATATCAATAGTACTGTTTATCGTCCGAATGGTGTAGCTACTGCGTATTACCGGACGGCTGCAAGTGGTGATCGTAAGATCAACTCCAAAGCAAGTACTGCTTTTGGAGAAGCTGGTTTGAAAGAAGGGTTTAAGCTTATGCACAATCAGACCGATGAGAACGACGATTACGTGCTCATTGATCCTGCAAATGTTTATGGATTGTTCCCTTATGATCTTTGGGTACAAGCAGTTCAGATGCAGAAGAGCACGTTGGTCCCCGAAGGGGTGGAAAACGCAATTAACATCTGGAAGGGTGCTTTTACTCCATTGACGAGCCCGTACATAACAGCACAGAATTCTTCCACGTGGTATCTAGGCGATTTTGCTAATGATTTTGTTTGGAGCGAGGTATGGGGTTTACAAACATTTTCTAGTAAACCTGGTCACGAGGACGAATTTAATAAAGACATAAAGAGTAAACATAAGGTCCGTTTTTACGGCCAGGTTGCCGCGATAGATGACAAGTGCGGATACAAGTTCACGAGTTAAATCAATAACTTACACTTAGTTGGATAGGAAGACGTCTCCGAAAAGTAGCCTCCTGACTACCTTCCAACTAAGCAACAACCAGGAGCTTTTACAGGAGGAAGCTAATGAAGATACGACGAAGAATAAAACTTTGTGGATGTGGATGTGGTGAGATAGTGAAAAATAGATTTGCACTTGGTCATCATATACGTGTTAATCCTCTAACGAGTAGTCCAGAGGCGAGAAAGAAAGCTTCTGAGCGTATGAAAAAGAATAACCCTATGAATAATCCTGAAACAAGGAAGAAATTGAGTGAGTCTTTAAAAGGCAAAATACCTTGGAATAAAGGAAAACCTTGGGGTGATGAAACAAAGAAGAAAAACTCTGATAGTAGGAAGAAACAATGGCAAGATCCTGAGTATAGAACCAAAACAATAAAATCTCAAAACGAAGAACGGCGGAGTCCTAAAGGCAGAAAGAGATTGTCTGATATTACGAAGAAAATATTTCAAGACCCTGAAGCAAGAAAGAAAATCTCTGCTAGTATGAAGAAAAATTGGCAAGACCCTGAGTGTAGAGCTAAAATGATAAAAGCTCTTCAAGAAAGGCTATACACTTCTATTACTAAACGAAAGCAGTCTAAAACCATGAAAGCTAAATTTAAAGATCCCAAATTTTGTGAGCGGTTTTTTAGAAATAGAGGAGTGCTCCCCAACAAACTTGAACTCAAAGTGCAAGATCTTCTTAACAATTTATTCCCAAACGAGTACAAGTATGTTGGCAATTTTGATACCTTTATAGGCGGTAAATGTCCAGACTTTATTAATGTTAATGGGCAGAAGAAATTAATAGAAGTATTTGGTGACTATTACCACGAGGATAAAGATTCTCAAAAGAGGATTGATCACTTTGCCAAGTATGGGTTTAAGACTTCTGTTATTTGGGAAAGTGACATAGAAGAAAATATAGGATTGGTTTCCAAAGAGTTAATCTCCTTTCACAGTAAGAATGAACGAAAGAGAATACCTCTTTGGAAGCAGAAGTAAAATTTAATGGGGTGGTCAGAGATTGCTCTGTTTTCTCTCCGCACCCCACCTTTATAAAATATAATTAAGGAGGAAACAAAATGGCAAGAAGTATAAGAGATACTAATTCAAGGGGTTCAAGAAACTGGGGATATTTAAGCGGTGCTACTATAACTACCCACCCATCTGGCGTTACCATTTCCAAAAATAATATAGATTTGACTTCTGGTTATGTTCTCCCATACGCAACAGCGGATAGTTTAGTAATGACTACGGGTGTATTATCTAATACAGGTGGGTCGATTGCCCGTCAAAGTCTTGGGTTAAGCGCTATCCACAACGTGATAGCATCAGCATCCTCAAAAGGTGCTTATAGTACAGTTACCGGTATTGCAGTTATGGTTACACCTGAGGGCGGTAAATCTTTTGGCTCTGGGTGTACGTCTGTAACATTCACTCCATATAAGCTTAATAGGGCTGGTGTTACAATGAACTCGGTATGTTCCATCCACTATTTTGCAGTAGGTACTGCTTAATCATTACTAACTAATAACTAATAAAAAGGGGGTGGTGATTAATGCGTGTACTTGAGACAGGGACTTTATCGAGTGTTACCGGTGGAATCATATCAAGTGCTGTGAGTTCTGCAGCAATCTCTATTTCACAAGACAATTTAATAACTGATACTGCTATGCTATGGTTATCTATAGAGGGTGATACGGGTAGAACTGGCGGAAGTGTTTGTGTTTTTTGGAAGGGTCACTATGAGCGTACAGGGACAAGTTATGCAACATTGGCTGACCCGTATCTCCTAAAGTCTGGTACTTCTGTTGGTGGCAACGTTGCTAATGGCACATACTTAAGAACAATTACTCCTGGTATGCCTTATATTAGAATCGGTGCATTAGCGAGTAAGTCAGGGAGTACTCAGCATGGGACTTCTGCGACGAATACAACTAGTGTGAAATGGGCATTGGCGATCGCTTAAAAGATAAACTTTTTGATTAAAAATAATCCCTGACAATTGGGACACAATAGTAACATCATATACAGGAGAGCAACTGGAAATGACGTGGTTATTAATAGCTATGACACTCACACCATTAGTATTTGCACCAAAGACTTTCTTCAATGGGTTCGGTCTCCCTCAAACTTTTGCCTTGGGTGTGCTCTCCTCCCTGGGCATGTTACTGGGTGTGTTCTTTGGGTGTAGTTTGCCCTTTGGCACACCCAGTATTACTCTATCTTTATTTGTGGCTTGTTTAGTACTTGCCTTTATAAAAGCAGAACCAATACATAATGGTAGGAAAGAACTTGGCATTCAATTACCGATGATATTGGTTTTCTTTTCTGCTATAACACTCCTTGATATAAATAGCATTAAATGGGTAGCTCTGTCTAGTACTATAGCTACTGTATTGTGTTGCATTTATGCTATTGCTCAAACACATGAAACAGACCCATTCTTCCCTAATATTATGAAGGCCGGTGGCCCAATTACTAATGCTATTGGCACTATTGGCAACCCTAATTTTTTAGCATCATATATATGTGCAGCTGTCTGGCTTACTATCTACGCTGCTTTTACTATAAATAGCACTATACTTATAGCTACAAGCATAGCCTTGTTTGCATTACTAAAGACAGGTTCTCGTGCTGGTCTTATAGGGTTTTGTTGTTCTGTATGGTTCTTCGTACTCGTGAGCGCTTACTACAATTCAGCGATATTTTCTGAGTGGATGTTCCATATTGGGTTGGCACTAACTATACTTGGTGCAATAATAGTAGTTCAATTGTTTCGAATTAATTGGGATACTTTTTTTTATAAAGACATAGACCCTAAAGGTGATCAAGTATGGTATGCTTCGTTCAGGTTTAGACTTTGCTACTGGCTTGTTGCGCTTAAATTATTTGTTAAAAAACCTTTATTTGGGTGGGGATTATGGAGTTACAGAAAAGAATTATACAGAGTGCAAGGACAAATTAATGAAAAAGATCCGAGATTTTTGAAGCCAACAAGGTACTTAACGCCACAACCAAGGGAGGTGCATAATGACTATTTAGAACACCTTGTAGAATACGGGCTGATTGGCACTACTATATTCCTTATATTTGCTGGTTCAATATACTACTATGGGTTTAAGTACTTATCTATTACTAATGGTATTGAGTTCTATGAAATGCTGATACTGCTGTCTGGTTTAACTGCTTTTATGGTGGATGCTATATTTTTCTTCGCACTAAGGTTACCAGCGACAGGGCTTTTATTTTGGTTGATAAGCGGGCTGATAATATTAAAGGCTAACAGCAACGTATTATTTGTAATAAAACCCAATCCACTCGTAGCAATTGCCATTGGCCTACTGAGTTGTTTCTTTTTATGGGAATGTGTGATTAAAAGGTGTTTTGCTTCCCACCATTTTCTTAGGAGTGGGACTGAGAAAGATGGTATGAAGAGGAC